ACTTTATAATCATTCTAAACTAATTGTGGCAATAACAAGACAACTGCAGTTTTATGCGGGTTTTTGGTCTGTGCCATACATAAGTAGAATTCTAGGGGTATAAGTTTTTTTTTCTATCAAAAAAAAGTCGGTGGCACAGTGGCACAAAGGGTGTTTTTGGCTTATTAGTGTTGGTATTGTTGACTAATAGCTGTGCCATTGCTCTGTTTTCCAGTGGCACACCGTGGCACAAATGTTCATTATACGCCATTTCTATGTACTCGGGGCAGAAAAATATTTTTGTTTTTAAAAATAAAAAAATTGCCTAAAAATTTCTCTTATAGTAAAAATTCCTATGCCTAAATCCCGAAAGAAATCTAAGTACAGACATGTTGTAATTAAGAATAAGAAATATTATTTTTATTCTATAACATGGTTGGACATCACGGGAGATAGCGGGCACGCAACATCAGATGAGTTTACAAAGTTTATTCCAAGTGTTATGATTACTCAGGCTTATTTGTTTAACAAAGATAAAAAAAATGTTAGAACGTTTGCTAGTTACGAAGAGAATGAAGAATTATTCTCTGATAGAAATGTATTCCCAAAAGGGTGTATAATTAAAATGGAGAAAATAAATATATGAAAAAGAAAATACCAGCAGGTAAAAAAGGAAAAGGTTTAAGAGCATTAAAAAAGAAAGCTCCTCATATTGCAAAAAAGATGGGCTATAAAAAGGGAGGACGAACACATGGCTAAACGTGGTTTATATGCAAACATCCATGCAAAGCGTAAGCGAATTAAAGCAGGCTCAAAAGAAAAAATGAGAAAGCCTGGAAGTAAAGGTGCACCTACTGCAGCTAACTTTAAAAGAGCAGCTAAGACAGCTAAGAAAAAGTGAAGAAGAATCCGACACTCACTAAAAATATGCCTAATGTTAAATGGAATCAAATCCCACCTCTTAAAGGACCAGACCCTCAAGGAGTTAAAGAATCTTTTAAACCTAAGAGATTTAAAACTATCCTTACTGTTTCTAAGAAAAAAGTTTAATTTACTTTTTTTATATTTTTTGATGTCTCAGGTTCTTCTCGGAGTATGTCTGTTGATGTACCTTCTATAATATCTTTGTGATCTTTTAAGATATCTTTCATTCTAGATTCTAATTCTTGTTCTGATAAGTTATCTATATTACCAGTCATAATTAATTTCTGATCTACATATAATCCGCCGGCCTTACCTCTCGCTACCTCTGCATTGGTTGCTGCACTCCATGCACCTTTGGCTCTAGCGTCATCTCTAATTTTTGCAAGTTCAGTAATGTGTCTCTCAAATGAGATTCCATATTTTTCCTGTACCTCTGCTCTTAACTCACCTATATATCTAACTACTAATGGAGATTTTTTTGGATTCCTTAACTCTGATGCAGCTTGTCTGGGACGTGTTTTGTACCCTGCTTGATATGCTGCTTCAGATGCTGAAATTCTGCCTTCGTTATATACTAATAACTCTGCAAACTTTATTTGTCGTTCTGTTAATTTGGCTGGTACTCCCATAACTTGACTTATATCGTAAGTTGGCGTACAAGTCAAACAGATGAGAATCATTCTAATATGCTTATTAATATTAGTTTCAGGGTGTGCAAGAGATTTTGATTTGAACCCTTGGACTACAATTTTAAAACAAATACACAAGGCTTCGTACGATGAAAAAAGAGTCAGATCTCTGGAAACTTTTAAAGAAAAACACACCGCAAATTAGGTGGACAAGACTAGAATCTTGGTCCTCATTTGGTACACCAGATCTGTTGGGATACCATGATACTTGCGGTTTTTTTATGTGTGAGCTTAAGCTTGTACATGACAACAAAATACATTTTTCACCACATCAAATACTGTTTCATTCTACTATGACAAAACGTAATTTTATTCTTGTTGGACAAAGCCCGAAGGGCTCTCCTCGATCCATAAAACTTTATGGATCATCCTCGATCCTCGGCTTGCTAGCCGATCACCGCGAAGTGCCACCGCTGGCCGCGGATGACTGGGGTCACATCAACGCTTGTTTGCTCGCGAACCGCTCGTAACCTTTTCCTGCTTGTTGCTCGTGGGCCCACCCGCCCGCCTGTTCGCTTGCTCGCTCGCCTGCTCGCTCGCTAGCTTGCGCTCGTGCTCTAATCTAATCTTTTTTAATTCTGCGTAGTACTTCGGGTGTTTGAATTCCATGGCTAGTGTTTGCCATAACTTACATTAGGAATTTTACGGTCCCAGCAAGCCCGGCAGCTGCCGCAGCTGTTATTTTGCTTGGGAGCCGGGCAGGACGCGACGCCCTGCCCGCTTATCACAGTTGAAGTCCACGGCCAAAATTTGACCGGGGGTTGATCAACCATGTGAGAAGACATTCTAATAATTAAATTTTTTGGAACCTCTTCAGGCCAAATAGTTTTTAAGAATTGAGCCTCGCGCGTTGGCATCCAGTGCTCAGTCTCTGGCGTTAACTCGCAAACCCTAAAGATTTTATATAAATGCTCCATTGATTGGATATCTCCGGCATCATGCCATCTGAAATATTTCTGCCTAATAATCTGCGCGACCATTGCCGCGACCCATTTATCATTTTTAAGCGCTTCGAGTCTTACATATTGCGCAGCCTTGATGGCTTGATATCTGGTGTAATTTCCTTTTAATGCATAACAGCTGGCGCAAACGCTGCCCTTAATTTTTCTTAACTTGCTCCCGGTTTTACACTCCCACGCTGGCAGGCTGTAACTTAGGCCTGGCATTTTGCTTGTACGTGTTAAGCTGCCGGTGATTCGTTTTGCTTCTTTTACTTTCATATCTTCTCACTCCTTTTTAATACTCTTATAATATCCCATAACAATTGTCAAGCTTGTAAACTCCGGGCCCACCCGCCCGCCTGCTCGCTCGCTGACTAATTCCAGGTCCTATCTATGTCGCGCGTACCACCTAAGGCAATGAATAGGACCAGGAATTAGCCGGGATTATATCCCGGCTGGCTCTTCAAACTCTTCATCTAACACCGGCCCGCAATCCTGACAGCTGTATCCGTCGGAACTCCACCAGTCCGGCTTTGTCTCTTGTTCGCAGACAGGACAGGTCCAGTCATCAAGCTTTTTATATTTCTCTATTTGCATAAGCTTCAAGCCCCTCCACTTTTTTATCTAGCTTCGTTAAATCAGTTTCATATAAATCTAGAGCTTTTTCTGTATTGTTTAATTTCTGCTCTAGCTCTAAAACTTTAGTAGCTAGCAACTTCATATTCTTGTCCATACTTGCTACAAGATTAACAAGCATATCAATTGTTTTATCTTGGGCCTTATTCATATCCATTGCAACTTTAACAGCTTTTAAACTGTCAAGGTGTTGCATTGATTGAACTGTCTCATTTGTTGTTTTATTCATCTTCTACTCCTTTTTGTTAATACTATTGTATAATCCCATAATAATTAAATGTCAAATAAATAATTAATTTTTATTCAATCTATGCTTGTGGACCATGGGCCCACCCTCCCTAAAAATAAATAAAAAAAAGATTTGACAGCTTTTATTTACTATGTTATAAATTCCCATAACTTAACAAAGGAGTGAGAATGAAAGCAATGACTAAATATCAGTTGGAGCATTTTAAAGATAAAGTAAAATCTAAATTTGCGCCAATGATTGAAGAGGCGGATTTGTCTCTTCGTAAAATAGTTGCGGATATGACTGAAAGCGCAGAAAAAAAACTTTCAGATAAAATAGGCGCGACTGAAATAGTAAACCTGTTAGAAGATGCAGAAGCGGAGCATATTAAAGCAATGAAAAAAGCTAGAACTTTTTTCACTAAAAATCTGACTGCGGAGCAAAAAGAAGGATTAGATTATAAATTCAAAAAGGATGAAAAAATTGGATTTGATAATTATGATTCTAACAGGATAACGCCGGAGGATTGCCGAGAGCAAATAAGAAACTGGGCTCAAAAACTGGCGGAGCGTGAAGCAGAAAAAACACCAATAGGCAAAAAGAAAGTTAAGCTATTAAAACTAAAAGAAGATGCGATTTCTGATGTAATGGAAAGCGGGATGCCAGCTGAACTGATTGAGAAATTAGGCCAGCGGTTGAAAGTGATAGGAATTGCCTGGAATAATAATGTTAAGGCCATAGGACAGGACTTAAATTAACGCTTGACACTATGGGACAATCTATGTTAGATTGTCCCATAACAAAGGAGTGAGAATGAAAAAACAAAAACCAATAACACATGACTTGTTTGGAATTGAAGAATGTCCAAATTGTGATGGATCAGGTCAAGTTCCTGTTGAAGGTCATGAAGAACAAACTGAAGATTGTGATATTTGTAATTATCACTAACATTAAATAACAAAGGAGTGAGAATGATAGACAAACTAAACATAGGCCAGAAGTTTATAATAACTTACAGGCCCAATACCCACAATGGTGAAGCTAGACCGAAGCTTAAGAATGGCAAAGGTACTAGACAAATAACGAGACGCGCTCAGTGGACAGATAAAAGCAGGATTGTAAAGGATATAAATAATAAGATTAGATATATAACTTATTATGATTTAGACCAGCTTGGTTATAGATGTGCAGTAGGCAAAGTCTGGATCACAAGTGAGGTCGCGTAATGGCGGAGTGTAAGAAATACTTTAGACAGAAAAAAGGTCAATGGATCTGGATTTGGGATAATGAAACCAGACGTAATAAAAAGATATGTTTACAAGATTTACTTGACCGAGTTAATCACGTCTTAAGGAATGAGAATAGAATATACTTTGCGACTACTTATGATCGCGACATTCACAAACAGGATTATATGAATTAACACTTAATCAATTCAATTAAATAGTGTATGCACTTTGTGCATACACTATCCTAGATTATCCCATGCAATAACTGCATAGCTCGTAACCCTTGGGCCCACCCACCCATGCTCGTACGCTCTGGGCCCACCCTCCCTAAGCCGAGGGGTCCCTAGCGATTTGACTGTAACTATAAAACAAACACCCGGTCACCCCTTTTCTGGGGGTGTAGCAAATAATTTACTCTATACTGTTGGTTTTAGACAAAGACATGCTATAAAATAGCAATGACAATAAAAAGGTGTTAAAAAATATTACAAAAAAATATTACAAATTTTTTTTATGGATGAAGATAAATTAAACAGGCTACCTCCTGACGTTAAAAAACAATTTCTTAAACTTGCATTAAAGTTATCTGAGAAGAAAACCAAATCAAAAGTGCATGAGGATTTTCTTTCTTTTGTAAAACATGTATGGCCTGAATTCATAGAAGGTGCACATCATAAAAAAATTGCGGAAAAATTTAACCTTCTGGCAAATGGTAAAATAAAAAGATTAATTATTAATATGCCACCTAGGCATACTAAGTCAGAATTTGCGTCTTACCTTCTACCCTCTTGGATGGTCGGACGTAAACCTGATCTAAAGATTATACAAACGACCCACACAACAGAACTCGCGATCCGCTTTGGTCGTAAAGCTAAAAATCTTATGGACTCAGCAGAATACAAACAAGTATTTGACACCAGACTCAGAGAAGATTCGCAAGCCGCGGGTAAATGGGAAACAGAACAGGGCGGTGAATATTATGCAGCGGGTGTTGGCTCGGCGATAACGGGTCGTGGAGCGGATCTACTTATAATTGATGATCCACATTCAGAGCAAGACGCATTGAATATGACTGCAATGGAACGAGCTTATGAATGGTATACATCAGGACCACGTCAGCGTTTA